CTACACTTTAGCTAAAACAAGAAGAATTCATTATAACAATCTGCAGATCAATGGGCTTTTCCTCCATCATGAGGTGGATACAGCGTCGAAGTCGATCTAGATCTCCTACAGTTGACTTGGGAGGACGACCCATATCATCTGATGTTTGCGGCCATGAAAAACTCAAGGGATCGTGCTTCTTGTTATGTGATGACTACATTTGCAAAGAACCCGGCATGTGCTATCTGAATATGTTCATGAATAGGAGGAAAGCTTTGTCTGAATTGGGTTCATATCCAACCATGAAAGATGTGTTCATATACTTCTTTCTGATTGAAGAAGATGACAGGGTGTATGGAGTCCAGTACTATGAGTCAAAAGGTTGTCTGCACGCAACCATGGAGAGTGGTCTAGGTGAAGATGTAGTTGAATGTCACATGTCTTGTGAATGTGGTAAAAGTAAAATAACATTGTGCAAGAGCATAAAGAAGGGGTCAAAGAGTTGCATTAGCTGTGGGAGACAACTACACATAGCATATCTACCTAGAACAGATGTGGTTCTCTCACTTGTTGGTTCTGAAGTGGGGTTGGAAGCCCAGGTCAATAGATCAATAATAAAGCCTAGAGTAATTAAAAATGCTGCATACTGCAGAAGCAATTACACAGTTAAGCGAGAACAAAATCAAATTGTTTTCAATAGAGACGGAGAGGAGTGCAGAAGGATGCCCATTGAGAGTAATGAGCTTAAAAACATGAGGCATGACTTTGTCTGCAATGAGTGGGCTGGAAGCACAGATAGACGGTTAGAGATCATAGGTGTTCCACTGCCTCAAGGAAGTTTAACACCTGATATCATAGATCCTGTGTCTAAATCTGTCCTAGAACTCGGGACTGTAAGATCCAATATGTCGAGTCACCTGTGGACTGCCTATGAAGGGAAGCTAATCAAATACAAGAATACTATTGAAGAGTCTGGTGGGAGTCTCCGTGTGGTGATAGTTGGGATAAATCAAGTTTTATCAAATTATGACATGTCTAGAGAAGAAGCAATGACCCTATGCTGTAGATTGATGGAAATTGTACACTTAGAGCAACCCATCGTTGATCTTTGCGGCATGGACGTGTTTAAAGACTCTCAGAATGATGATTATAAACTAGCTAGAATGATGTTCGAGTCAATACCTGATCGGGCACTATCTTCAGAGACATACAACGTTGATGAAATACGGAGAGTGGCACTATCTCCTACTAAACTAGAAGAACGCGAAGCTTCAGCAGTACTGGAAGACAGTTTATTCAAAGCAAGAGAAAAATACACTCACACAAAAGCTGACTTGGAAGATTATCTCAACAAATTTAACGGAAGTAATTCTAAAACAGATAAAAAGAGAGTGTGCAATATTCCCATGATATTGGTTAAATCAGGACAGAGTCACTGCAGCTCTTTTTATGATACTCGTGTCCCTAAACATTTGAGAGACGTCTGGCAATCCTCTCAATTGGAGGTGGAAGATGAGACAAATTTAGATGACATCAAAGCCAATAGAGAACCAGATGTCAAACATAATAAGAAGAAAAGAGCAACCTTCAACACCTCCTTCTCTGAATCCACCAAGATTGAACTAGCCCAAAAGGGGGTTTCAGCAAAGCAGTATGACAATCACGATTTCAAGAAGGAAATTGAAAAGAACAGTAAGCTCAGCTTCTCTCCGAACACAGAAATTGAAGACATTGGTAGATTCATGAAAATAAATATACTTGAAAAATGTGAAAACGAGCACATCTCCAAAGTGCTGAGAAGTGCTGTTCTCGGATCAAAAGCACTTTCAGTGGGAGGTGTAAGCCAGGATTCATCAAAGATATGGGAGGAACACACAAATACAATCTTGGCTTCATTCTGTTATCAGATTAGCAGTATATTTTTTGAATTAGCATTCAACTATAAGCAGTGGACATCTCCTGGCAAAATGATCAGAAGAGACATTAAAAACGGAATATCCATGATAATTCACAATCCCAAAGGACAACTTTTTGTTTCTTACTGTCTCCCAAAGTTGCAGGCTAAGATTTTAGAAACAGGGAGGCTTGGCCCAGAACTTTATGAATGTGGAGATTATTACATCAGCGATTTCTGTTCATACAATGAAGCCACTCTTGAACATTTTCTAAAGGCCGGACCTTACATAACATCTCACATTGTTCACTTTCAGAGTGCCACCGAAGCCCAACCTACTCAATACTCTGATTACACAACTCAGGTTATGAATCATGTTTTATTAACATTCTTGGCTAATAAACTAGACTGTGAGGAACTGATAACAGCACAGAGATATTTTTTCATGAAGTTGCTAGAAGACGTTGATGCAAACCCATGGACTTTCGTGGAAAGACTACCAGGAGTAATTAGATCAAGGCTGACAGTGTTTTATTTGTGGAAGACTATTAGTCTCATGGAATACTATAGTCAAAACAGGATCGTGAAGGTCCCTTACTTTGAGGGGGACATGACACTATATGATTACAAGAATGTTAAGAGCATTTTCTGTGATAAAATGATACCACTGCACTTAAAGATAAATGAATTTTACTTAGGATATGTGGTGTCTAAAGAGAGAGGAAGAAACGGGGACAGAATGTTCAAGGTGCTGTCCAAGATCATTGAACAAGGGTATCGGTTCAGGGACTCTAAGCCAAGAATGTTCTACAAAAGCAAGAAACCAGTCAAATTTGGATGCCATAGCTCTTTGCTCAAAGTCTTCTGTCATCGTTTCAAGGAACTTCTTGAAAGGAGAATGGGGCAGAATTATAAGCAACGATTGTATGATGATTTCATAAGGTCAGCTTCATCTAATAACTTCAACACATTGGCAACTTTAAAAGCATCTTCTAGGAAACACAATTCAGAATTAAAGCTTCCGACAGATTTTGCAGAGACTGTAGCTGGTATTAAAAAACAAATGGATGATTTGAACCCTGAAGAGAGTAAGAAAAGACCAAAAGTGATAGAAGCTTTGATCAACATGGTTTCAGAATTCAAGGGACAGTATGGTAGACCTCCTAAACACGTGGTGGAATTGGCTCCTTGGTGTTTGGAGAAGTTACTTGACAAGGGAGAGTTTGAGAGTGATTGTTTTGCTAAGCCGCAACATGCAGGAGACAGAGAAATTCATGTGTTGGAGCTATCTGCCAGAATAGTCCAATTTCACATTGAATTATTTTCTAAAACAGTCTGCAATTATTTCCCATCTGAAACCATCTGCAATCCAGAGACCAAAGACAGTTTTGTTCGTCAACACTATATGGAAGCTAAGGAGAAATTAGGACCAAATCAGACTCACTGCAAATCCGCAGATGCAACAAAATGGTGCCAGCTCCACCACACATCACACTTCGCTGTCATGTTTGAAGTAATTGCTCCTGAGCAGCTTAAGAACTTCTTAATATCTGCTCTGAGCTTATGGCCAAAGAAAACACTCAGCTTTCCAACTGCACTTGCTGCTAGCATGATAAAGAACTTGAATAACCATTCAGTATCGGATCTCTATAAGCGGTTCAGAGATGATTTTAGAGATGGAACTGGCATGTTCACATCTAAGATGAGCAACAAAATAAATATAATATCAGGGATGTTCCAAGGTATATTACATTACACTAGTTCATTGTATCACACAATGATTCAAGAAGTATACAAAATGCTGATTGAAGCAATATATGCTCTTAAAATAAACATGCTCTGTCATGTGACAGTTGTGCAAGGAAGTGATGATTCTGGTTGTATGATTTCTGTTAAAGGCCCCATGACACATACTCAAATTAAAAGTGTAAAGACTTTACTAAAATGGAAAGAGAGATTCTCAGAGCACCTGTCTGTGTATGGCAATGATGTGAAATCATCTACTGGCACTCATGATCTCATTGAATACAATTCTGAGTGGAATTCTAGACATAAAATAATTAAACCCACATTTCGCTGGATCAGTGCTTGCATGGAAATATCAGTTACGGAGAGGTTTATGGACAGAGTTAGGATATTCAACAATGTCCTTACTCAATGCTTGGAAGGAGGAGCTAGCACTCTGGAGTGTGCTGTCATTCAGCTCAATCAAGC